CTCAGCATGTTCCCACCACTGAGCCAGATATTGTGCTACTACTCGCTGTGTGCGATAGCCGCGATGTTTCCTGCTTTGACTAGCCATTGACCGCATGACACTTGACACATTGCCATACTGTGTAAACAGGATTATCTAAATCCACGTCAATTCTAATGTCAGTTACCAATACCGGCACGTTACACATTTGACAAGTAATCCATTGCTCAGGTTTAGCATATGGATCATGTACTACATCCTTCAAGTAATGATCACCTAAAATAATAGGTGGCATGTCCTCACCGTCGCGAAAGACTTCGATATAACCCATTTGGCTACTTCTTGTCCCACTGTGCTGGACATTGCTCAGACCTTGGCGCGGCATCAGCTGCACAGACCCAACCAGAATACTCGCCCTTTGCATTTGTGCCTTTCTTGCGAATCATTCCACCATGCTGGCATTTAGGAGCAACTGGCACTGGCTTAGCGCCTAGTTCTTCCTTTAGCAATTCCATAGCCTTCTTTGCAGGAGATGGCTCAGTTACTGCTTTGTCACCGTAGATTTCCCAGGTGGATGCAAACGATGCTGCATCTAATTCTGGTACTACAACTAAACCTTGTACAGGATGTTGTACAACCTTTTTCATTTCTTCTCTAGATGGACGTTTGCCTTTAGCTGCAAGATTTGCGTTTGCAAGCGCTCTGCCGATTGCTGAAGTTTCGCAGTTCTCCAATGCGCTAGTTGCATTGACACCGCGATCAGAAATCTTCTCCTCAGCGAGTCCTGTGGAGTACGCGACGCTATCGAGATAAGTCCTAAAAAGGTATGCCTGAACAATATATTGACCACCTTGAAACGAAATGAGTTCAGTCGATATACGACCATCTGGATTTTCCTTCCACCATCGATCTAAACGTTCTTCTACTGGTTCATAATCTTCAAGATTGAATGCCACTTGGTAACTCCTCTTGGCTTAGTAGTGCATCGACCTGCTGTGTGAGAGGCCAATGTGTGCCGTCAGGCCATAGGGAAACTTCCACCGCGCAGTCGAAACAGTAATGTCGCTTTATGTTCTTTGACTTAGGATGAACACTAACAACGGTATAAACTGCTTGCCTTCTTCCCTTCTCAAACTCTGTGCCCCAATGCGCTTTACAATAATCACACCAGATACCGGCTTTTGTTTTAGTAACTGTCAAGGTCATCCCAATCAGTTGATGCAATTTGTCCAGCGATTGCAACGTAAGCCGCGCAGTCCTTGTAACTGTCCTCGTGGAATGGCGACTCGACAAGCCTTGCGACTTTGACGAGTGCCATACAGATTGCGACTTGATTAGGTTCAATCTTCCAGTCGAGATATGTGCTCCAGAGTCTGGCAATACGAAGGTGATTGAGAGCTGGTGTGCCGTAGTCTGCACCTCTGTCGAGGATAAGTCCTTTTGCTTCGTCAAGGATTTCATTGGCTTTCATTCTTGCCAGAACGCTTGTCGAGAGATATTGCGACCGCGTGTATAACCTTCGCGCTTACCATCCTTGAAGCCTTGCCAATACCAAATAAAACTTGTCATAAAGAACAGTGCAAGTACCGCTGTTGCTTGTATCCAGTCCATTACTTCACCAACTTTAGATGACTTGTATAAGTCTCAACTGGTACAAAGTTTAGGTGTTTCATTTTTGATTCCATGAGGCAATAAATATCATGGAGTTTCTGAGTGATTTCATCCTGACCAATGTCAGTTGTGTATTGCATTAGATCATCAAGTGCATCCAGTGTTTGAATTTCCCTTAGTTTTGCGTCTGGATTTATGCTTATCTCAATTGTTGCCATTGCTTTAGCCCTTAGTCTGTGTCGGTTCGTTCGACCTTCACACCTTTACGGTCTCACAGATAACTGACAGAATCAATTACATTTGATAACGAAATGATAACGATTTAGCGAGCTTTACCGTAGCGCCTACCACCGACAAGGAAAGTGCCATCTTTTTCTAAATAGATTAGCTGCACGTTTACATGCTTGCCATCAGTCTCGATCGTGGCAAAGGCCTGTTGCCAGTTAGCCGTTCCCTTGGTGTATCCAGCCTGCTTGAAATTCATTAGATTGCCTACTTCAACCCCATGGATAACACGCCCCAGAACGCCCCCAGAAGCCTCTGTGAAGGCACTACGCCCTGCCCTATGAGTATGTCCACATATGACGCTCTTGCCATGCCTACGAGCCGCGCCAAGGGCTGTGAGGCCAGCATTAGGGTTCATGCCCTGTTCGTCCCCATGAATAGCAATCCAGTTAGGTGCAATGGCCATTGGCTTCTTATGGAATATAATCCCTAATTCATCTAGCTGCATGAACTTTTCAAACTTCAATTCTGGCAATGCTAGGAATGCCGGTATCTTTTTCATGATTACGTTGTATAGCCGGTCTGTGTGGTTAGACCTAATCATGTCTGTTACTTGTAAGTCGTATAGTGTCTGAACAGCAAGGTCGCGATCTTCTCCAAGAGTTTGCTCGTACCAGCCTGGTGTTCCTTCTGTCCATCGTGAGATTTGTGGTAAGTCGATTTCGTCGCCAATCGTGACGACTTTGTGAGGCTTCCAAGCGCGGATAAACGCCCCAAGGTTTTTGACTGCGACTTCATCATGATACGGAACCTGTAAATCTGAAACAACTACAGTGCGTTGAATCATTCATCCTCATCATCTTCATATGGGATAGAGTCAATCTTGTTAGGCAAGGCAGGAAGTAACCAGTCAGGATAAGTTGCACGATCAGAGATAATGGCTAGACATATATCAATAGCAAAGCCAGCCCTGCGAAGGCTTTTGTAGAACTCATGCATGGCAATGCTGTACGCATCTAACTTAGAGTAAGTATCTAAGTCTATGACCTTCTTAGTCCTTGCCATGGCAATAATTATCGCTCTAGAAGTATGTTGTAAATCTCATCGACTCGCGCATTGAGTCGCTTTATTTCACCAAGCAGATGTGTAATTACATAACCTGCTAGTCCACCTACAATGCCAAGAGTGGCAATGTAGATAGTGAACATGTCATTAGATGTCATTCTTACCAATACCCATTGCCTTATCTGTTGGTGATAACCAACGAATGATTGGTGGTAAACATGAGCCAAGTCCGGCAGCTATGAGTGCTTTAGGATCTGTAACCCCTGCTGCGTAAAGGCTCAACACCGATACAAGGAAGGCTCTAGCCCAAGAACCTGCTGCTGTCTTTAGTTCATTCATCTGTTCCTCCTAGCATAGGTATCTGAAAAAACTCACCATCAGTGTCAGCTTCTTTCGCAAACGAGATGTGAATGTGGTGGTTGTGAGCATTGATGCCATCGTATTTGCGCCAAGCCCAACGCTTTTTTGGACTAGCAATCTTTCCCATGTGGATAACGTAAGTAATTCGCCGTTCGCCATTCTTAGCAGCAAGTCGTATCTGATCTGCCAGATATACGGACTGCCCTTTTTGCTTGGACAAGTCAGCATCAATGTCGATGGCGCGTACCCAGCCCTCAGCATCTGGATTGTGATCAGAGATAGTTCGACTATGTCGGGTATCCCCAACCCAGCCGTCTGATGTTCTATCTCTATCCGCGAAGGAATCATCTACTTGTAATCTAAGTTGAGAAGCTGCTTTAGATAATCTTGGCTTCATGGGAAGAATCCTCACATGTCCATTGGCACGTTGTATTGTTAAGTATTGCTACATCATGACATCTAGGCGGAATAAATGCATCTTTGTCTGCATCATAAAAATCTCCTATACCCGCGTAATTTTTGCGTATATTCCCATTGTATGAAGTGCGCTTACACACTTGACCTCTGAAATTGCCATACCAGATTTCAGTATCTAAACCTTCAATTAGTTGTGTTTCATCAATTCCAGTAATAACTTCTGTAACTATGTTATTAGAATCTAAAAATGCGTAATGTGCCATTATGCCCAACTCACATTTCCTGTACCAGCAGTAATTGTTGAAACTTTGAAGCCACCACTTGCACCAGCAGTTGAACCAGTTAGGCCTGCGCCAATTGTAATTGTGTAAGCATCGGGATATTTGAGGAACACAACGCCACTGCCACCTGCACCACCGTTGCCAGGATTTGCAATACCAGTTTGTCCACCACCTGAACCGCCGCCACCGCCTGTGTTTGCTGTTCCAGGGCTTGCATTATTTGTTGTGTATGCAGTAGCCGCCGCACCACCACCTGCCGTTGCTGAACCAGTTGGTTGTCCCGACTGGTCGCCAGATGATGCACCACCACCGCCGCGTAATACTGACGATCCTGTGATACTCGAAGCCAAACCACTACCGCCGCTATATGTGCTATTTGTTGCACCGACACCGGCTCCACCTGATCTAAAAGCAGCAGTATTGTCATAACCTTGTGCGGCTGTTCCTGCACCAGCTACGCTTCCACTGCTAAAGGTTCCACCACCTGAACCACCAGCACCGCCATTTTGTCCGTTTGCAGCAGCACCTCGACCACCGCCACTAGATGTAATTGTTGAAAAGACCGAATTATTTCCAATGACTCCAACGCGTGAGTCATCACCACCTACTCCACCTGCACCACCTCCACCTACTGTTACCGTGTAGTTAGTTGATACAACAAGGGTTAATGGAGATTCAGTAGATGAGCCGCGACCTGAAGTTTCACCTGAAATTGAGGTGCGATAACCGCCTGCTCCTCCACCGCCACCGCCAGAACCACCGCCGCCACCACCAGCAATAACAAGTGATTGCACGCTCAAAGGGGCTAAAGCCTTTGGTGCTAACAAACCCGCAGTAATTGCCCCAATCATTATGCGATTGCTCCTACTACATACCATGTGTCAGTTGCTACTTTAATGCAAGCTGCTGACTTGTATTGTGCCAATGTTGGAGATGCAGCTGTTGCCCCAGCTGAAAGAACTGTTGTTGTGCCACTTGAAGTTGCTGAAATTGTACAAGTACCAGCGCCAATATTAAGCACTGTAATAACTGATCCGACAGGAATAGCAACGGATGCGTTAGTAGGAATCTTAAAGGCAATTGCTGTTGCCTTGTTCATCTGTACAAGTGTTTGATAACCGTCTGCTAATACCAATGTGTAATCAGCAGTCTGTGTAGTTTGCAACGTAAAGGCAACAAGTCCATTGAACATTGCTGCGCTCATCACGTCACCAGTTATTGCTGGAAATCCTGTTGCCATTATTACTCCTTAGTATGATAAAACGCTAGTGTCAAGGATACCGTATAGGGAACTTCCTATAATGAATCCATCGATGATTGGTTCTTGCGTGGTGAGGGTTGTGCGCCAAGTGTTAGGTGTAATCGCATGAGCGATGCCTTGGACTTGGAGAGTCTTAGTTATTGTAGATCCACCGGGCTGTGTGTTAGTTATCTGAACTTGGTCAAAGTAATCAAAGTCAAGAGCTGCTGTGACTCCGGCTGTGTAACTACCAGTCATCAAATCAAGAGTCATGGAATCAATTCGTATTGTTGTGTCCTTATGTGATGCTACATAGGCTCTGGCTATGTTCAAGGCTTCAGCATCTGTCTCAACGATGAGGTTTGAATAGGAAAGGCTATGGGTGAAATAGGTCAGAATAGATGCGGAATCACTGGCAACCTGAGCAGTGCCACCCGTACGTTGGACTGACACGTTATTAACTACCTGCTTATCGTCAAAGGCAAATGTCACATTGGCATAGTT